TGGCGATACAACAAAACGCTCTAACGGTTTGTCCAATTAAAATTGAAGAAAGCGTATGTGAAAATGACATAGAACAATACTGGTTAGGTATGTTCATGGCAGCAGGTTCTTATACAGAAGACCTATCACCAAAACAATTCGCACAAGTTTATACAGCTGATAAACAAGCTAAACTTCAAGCGTATATGGATGACCTTTTCTGGAAAGCATCACCAACTGCAGATAGATATTCTACTGATACTAACTTGAGATTATGCACAGGTATTCTTGAAACAATAGATTACACTTCTGCTTCTATGTCAGTAATTTCTGGTAATGGAACTCATTCAACTAACACAACTATGACGGTTGCTAACGCAATCAATATTGTTGATGGTATGATTAACGCGATGAATTCAAGTGCATCTCAAATCTTAACTGAAAATGATTTAACAATTTTCTTATCTTACGCTGATTTTAATACATTAGTTGTTGCTTTAAGAAACGCAAATTACTTTCACTATTCAGTAGGACAAGAAGAAACAGGTGCTTCAAGATGGACTTTTATGTATCCAGGACAACCAGTTAGAATTGTTGCAGTAAGAGGTCTTAACGGAACTAACAAAAGATTATTAACTAACGCAAAAAACCTAGCAATGGGAACTGATTTAATGTCTGATTATTCATCATTCAGAATTTGGTATGAAAACTTATATGACCAAGTTTATTTCAGAGCGAAATTTAAAATCGGTGCAGCAGCATACTACTACCAAAACATAGTTTATTTTAAGTAATAAATAAACAAAATTAAATTAACTCATTAGGGGGGAGATTGATTCAAACCCCACAGAGTTAAATAAAAAGAAATTAAAAACAAATGGCATGTTTATTAACATCAGGATATAGTATCGGTTGTAAAACACAAGCAGGCGTCCAAAAAGTATTTATAGGTCAATGGAATGATACTTCATTAACTTATACATTCGGAACAAATAGTATAATCACTGCATTCGGTGGTGCTACTACTTCATTCTATACTTTTCAACAACCGATTGAAACATCATCTTATACTGCGCCAGCAGAGGTGAATACAGAAAATAACGCAATTCAATATAATCAAACATTATCAATTAATGTTCAAGGTATGAACGCTGCTTTACTTAATCAAATTAAAACATTAGGTCAAGGTGTGTGGAGAATTCTTATATTGGATAAAAACGGACTTTACTTTTTAATGGGTAAATCTGGACCAGTTCAAGTATCAGCAATTGATAGTGGATTAGGAAAAGCAGGAACTGACTTAACAGGTGCAATGATTACTTTTACATCAAAAGAAGATCAACCACTTTATGAAGTAAATTCAGCAGCGGCTTTAACACTTATCGCTTAATTCTATTTTCCAATTAGAATAAAAGAACCTCACTTTGACATAGTAATCAAGGTGGGGTTTTTTATTGATAAAAAATTAAAAATTTATATTTATGAGTATGAAGATAAAAGAAGAACATTTAGACAAAAACATTTCTTGTCCTTTTACCGGAAAACACCTTTGGGTAAGAGAGTTAGAACCATCAGTATATTCACACTATTCAAGTAAAGGATATGAATGGTTGTTTGAAGAAGAAGTTAAAGAGATTAGTGAAGAAGAATTTTTTACTGAACCTACTAAAAAGAAAAAGTAAGTAATGATATACTTAAACTCTGGAACAAATAGTATAGTTGCGACCCTATATGAAAGATGTAGTAATCTTATTAATCCTTACTTTACTTGGAAGTTAATTGATAAAGATTCAGATGCGACATATTTGTTTTATGCTGCTGATAAATCAACCGCACCTTATTATTGGAATTCATTTACCGTATCAGTCGGTGTTGGATCAGCGACAGCAGGATATGTTAATATACCACCATCAACTTATTCTTATGAGGTATATGAAATGACTAATCCTTATGACTTAAATTTAAGTAATTCATTAGGTATAGTTGAAAATGGAATAATAACATATAACGCAACTTTTTCAAGACCAAAATCATTTACTCAATCAAATGATGATGTGACCGTTGTGTATAGAAATCAAAATAGAATATAATTATGGAAGAAAGAATAATAAGAGATGGACTTGATAATGAAACGGGGAAGCCGTTCGCTTTGAGAGCAGTTGAATTTAATATGATCGGTAAAGATATACCACAATATAAAGAAAGTATGAATCCAAGAGGCGGCTTCATTAACTTCGGTGATGATAATTTAATGCCTGATTATTATATTTCTTTACTTGACAGATCACCAAAACATAACGCGATAATTCATCAGAAAGCAGCAATGATTTCTGGTAATGGTTGGATTAAAAATAATCTTTCTAATGAAGCATTAAAGTTTTTATCTAACTCTATGAATGAAGATGATTTAGAAGAAATTGTGACCAGAGTAGGATATGATTTAGAAGTGTATGGTGCTTTCTTACTTAACATAGTATGGTCAAAAGACAGAACAAAGATCGCGGAGATTAATTATATGAATCCTCAATCAATGCGTATTGTAGTTCCGAGTAAAGATTATCCACAAACAGAAGGATATTTAATTTGTAAGGACTGGACTAATGTAAATAAATTAGACAATAAACCTATTTATTATCCAGCGTTTTCAACAAAGGACAGAAGTAATCCTAATCAATTATTATATTGTAAAACATATCAAGCGGGTAAATACTGGTATGGTGTTCCTGAATATATATCAGGCGCGAGATGGATTGAAATGGAATTTGAGATTTCACAATTTCACCTTTCAAATATCAAGAATGGTTTTGCGCCAAGTATGTTTATTAATTTTCCAACAGGTATTCCTACTGATGAAGAAATGTTAATCAATGACAGAAAGTTAATGCGTCAATTGGCTGGACCAAAAGGCGGTGGTAAAGCATTTATTACCTATTCAGAAGATAAAGATTCAACACCAACTATTCAACCAATAGAAACAAATAGTAGTGATACAAAATATATTGATCTTAATGATATGATTACAGAAGGTATATTAGGATCACATAGAGTAAATGATCCAGATCTTTTTGGTTTAGGAAATCATGATGGTGGTATAACATTTGGTCAAACTAACATATTAAATTCACTTGAAATGTTTAGAAGTCAGTATATAGTTCCTAAACAAAGATTTATTGAAAAGCAGTTTAATAGATTATCAAGAATAAATGGAATCACTGACAGATTAGAACTTGCGAACTATGAATTAAATTTCGCAAAGATGGATTTATCAATAAGTGATACTCTTTCTATTTTGTCGGCACCTATTACTGATGATGCAAAAAGAAATCTTCTTATCATTAATGGTATAACGGAAGAGGACGCAAATAAATTAGTAATCACTAATCCGGCACCAACTGAACCAAAAAATAATCCTCCTGCATAATGGCTTTCGCAACACTTATAGATGTTGAATATGTTTTTATTCACTCTACAATAGATAAAAATACTGATGCTGATTTAATCGCACCAAACATTATAGTTGCTCAGGATACTAATATACAACAGATATTAGGATATACTTTATATCAGAAGTTAATGGACTTGGTCACAACCGGTGCAATAAATGACGCCGGAAACTCTAAATACTTATTATTACTTGCTAACTTTGTTCAGCCTGCACTATGTCATCACACGGTATGGCACTCACTTCCATCAATTCAATATAGATTAACAAATAAATCTATTCTTTCTAAAACTACTGACTCCGCGACCACTACTGGATTAAAAGAATTGATGTATATGAGGGACAATGTTAAGCACTATGCAGATTTCTATAATCAAAGGATTAGAGAGTTGATAATTAATAATCCAAGTGATTACCCAGAATACTTCCAAAGTGTCGGTATAGATAGAATTAGACCTAAAAGAACAACATATTTTTCTGGTTGGTCAGGTAATGCGGGTGGCACAACAAAAAAACCTAATAATGGTTACGGAGATCCTGACTGCTGCGATGAGCCATGGGGGACCCCGTTAAACTGGTAATGAGAAACGGAACATACAAATCAAATCTGAACAAGTTTAGTAAATACTTGAAAGATAAAAGTAAAGAAAAGTGCGGTGAGTGTAATGAACTTCCTTGTATATGCCTTTTAGAAAACTTTGAGAATGAAAAAAAGAAAGTAAAAAAATGATGATTAACATATTAACATTTATTGGTGGCTTGATGTTAGCCATAATAGGATATTTCTTAAAACAAACTATGGATGAATTAAAATCTGTAAAGGATTTATCTTATAGAACAAAGAATAAATTAGATGTTCTTTCTAATGATCACACAAATAAGTATGATAATCTTACAGAAAAGATGTCGGAATTAAAAGAAGTAATAAGTGATTTAACAAATGAAATCAAGCAACTCAATAAAAGAAATTAGTTCCAAGTAAATCCTAAAATATCGGTTTTATTTTTACTATTCGCTTCATCAATTTCATTTGCCAATTCCTCCATACCTTTAATCATAAATAGTTGTGCTTCTATTCTTATTCTTTCTCTCTTTGTAAATTCTCTGATTACTTTTGTATCATGCTCAATCCAATATCCTGACGCACCAGAACATATTGGTGATAATCTTCTACCTCTGATATAATTTATACACTTCATCAATCTTGCTTTACCAAAAGATCCGTTGAATCCAATTCTACCTTGATGATTATTGAACCAAACAATAATTCTATTTGCGGTTATTCCTTTTTTATAATTACTCGCATTCAATTCAAGAAGTTTTATTAAATGAGGTATGACTTTATCATGATCGCACTGCGTCATTTCTGGTGTTAGTGGCTTTATTCTTTCTTTCATATTTACTTTTTTAATCTTTTTATACCATCTAATACATCATTTGATGTGGTTGATCCCCATTCACATATACCGCCTTTATTCCTTCGGAGTTTTTCACTCATAGGATAGTAGTCATATGTTAATTCACTATGTATGGTAATCTTATACATAGTGTCTGGTGCGTTTTCTGGACCGTGTGATGATACTTTATACATTTTTGATATAAGAGGTAGTATATCACTTCTGAATGATTCTAATCTTTGTTTTCTTTCTTCTTTTTTATTCTTCTTCATATTCTATATATTAACTATTATGTTTTCCTTTTAAGCATAGAAAGTATTACAACCTCATTTAGTATAGGAAGTAATGAAGACCTTTAAGTTTCTACATTCAAGCCATCATCTTCCTGAACCACCTTTCTTAACTATGGTTCCAACCGCGGATTAATATTCTGTTGATTGATCGGGTTGTGAATTTAGACACAGCGCCCTATTGAATATTAGAGTGACCTACCCAAGATATTATCTTTAAGGATTTTGTAGGATTTATTTTTATTTAATCTTCTAATGTTTTAGCCTCCAATACCTAATAT